CCTCCAAAAGTTTTACCCTATGAGATGTACTTATGATATAGACAACACACAATAGGTGTGTATTTGTTCCCTATAAGTTTCGGAGTTATAAATCCCAATGTGGATTGATAATGATTTTCCAAAACTGCTAGGGGCTGAGCTTTATAGACCTCATCCCGGTTATATCATCGAGATGGCTGTAGAGCCTGTGGTTGTTCACGACTTCGATGGAGTCCATACAACGTAAGTTGTTTGAAAAATTGGGTGAATTGCTGGAAGACCGGATCTGTAAAGAAGGTTAATCAGCAGCCAAGTCAGATCACAATCTGAAAGGTTCAGAGACTAGACGACCGGAGGTAACTCTATGATTCGTCCACGAGCGCCCAACCCCTACCAAGTAATGTTGAGGGAGATAATATAGTCCGATCACAAGAGTCCTTAATCTTGTGGATGTAGATAAAGAGCTACATCGTCAACTTTTGTTCGAAACAACCCGGCCAAACTGTTCAGTTAGACCGTTAAGAGATAGCGGTCATTAAATCCCGAGAATTGCTGGAAGCCCTCCTTAATTGGGTAATCAGCAGCCGAGCCAACCTACAAGTTGGAAGGTTCAGAGACTAACTCCCGAGTGGTAACACAGTATTGGAGACACGAGAACGGGACAATTAGGTTTACTAATTGATGAGATAGTCCAACCTGCATCGATCGAAAAGATGTAGAACTATCGGATAAAGAGCCGATAGGGTAATACTTGTATCGCTTCTGGGGTAATCCTGGTAATAAGGATTCCAGAGAGCGTACGGCTGATCAGACACTTGGTACAGCATCTAGCAGAAACATTGTTAAGGACAAAGTCCTCGTCAACCTGAAAGAGTACACCGGTCCTGCTGATCCAGCAGCTCCAACTACTCCTTCAACATTCAAGGTTGCTCGTGAGACTCTCTTAACAGCACAGCGTCTACTTTTAGACACTGGTAATCTCAACGTATTCCATCAGTCAATTGGGTTAATTAATGGCCCCATCGCTGCGTAAGTAGTGATTGCAAACAGGGTGAATTGCTGGGAACCCACCATAAAAGGGTAATCAGCAGCCAAGCCAACTCACAAGTTGGAAGGTTCAACGACTAGAAGCCGAGAGGAAACTCAGTAATTTGCTTCCACGAGCCCCCTGCTTCCTAACAAGGAAGATGAGATAGTCTCAACAATATCGATGGCAAAGATATTGAACCAAAGGATAAAGAGCCTTTGGATAAAGAAATGCATTGACCTTATTGGATGACTACAGACGTTGGAGAGATAGAGTATTTGCTGACGAACTATTCAAGGCAGAAGCTAACGGCCTAGCATCATCTAGCCAAGGTGGTTACTACTTCCCTGGTGGAGCTGCAAAAGCAGCAGGTAACCCTGTTTACACATACGGTGCAGGGGTTTCAGCTAAGTTCGACGTAAAGACTGACCTACTTCAGGTCGTCAAGGATTTACGTAAAAGAAACACGCCGACGTTCAGCGACGGCTACTACAGATGTATTGCTGATCCAACAGCGATGATGCATCTGCGTAGACATAATGAGTCTTACTGCCTACTAAAGGTAGTTAGTGCAAACAACATTAGAAAATTTGCACGAAGCACATCATTTGCGCCCTTATTAAGTAATTAATAAGAGAGAAGAGGGTGAATTGCTGGAAGCCCCCTATAACTGGGTGATCAGCAGCCAAGCCAACCTACAAGTTGGAAGGTTCAACGACTAGAGATCGACAGGTAACTGAGTAACATCTCCACGAGTCCCCTCCGCAGAACTAGTTTCCAAAAGAAACAAAGCTGTGATGATATAGTCTGAGCAATACCGATTGAAAAGGTATTGAACCGAGAGATAAAGAGCTTTCGGGGTAACAAAAAGCCAGTTATATCAAGCGATATGAACGGCTACTGCAAAATGATGCATTTAGAGAGATAGCTCGGTACGCCGGGAATGGAATGGTTAACCCCATGAATCCATCCGAGGCTCCTAACGCTAACTTCTTCCAAGGTATGGGTCCAGCTTATGGACAAGCAGGATTCGTAGCTGGACAACCAGTAATGCCTAAACAAACAGTGGGCCAACAAGCTGCGTGAGCCTTGTTGCAAATAGGGTGAATTCAAGGAACCCCTTCTAAAGCGGGGAATCTTGAGCCAAGCCAGACCACAATCTGGAAGGTGCAACGACTAGAGATCGACAGGAAACTGAGTAACATCTCCAAGAGTGCCCTACAACTTAATTACTAAGTTGATGACATAGTCTGACCAACATCGATGATAAAGATGTTGAACCGAAAGATAAAGAGCTTTCGGGATAACAAAAGTGACTGGTTTCTTATTTGAAGGCGTAAGATGGTTCGAATCAACCAACTTGCCTGAGAAAACTATCAATGCAAATATTGCAGTTGACACAGCAAATGCTGGTGCAGCTAACTACACAATTGCTCCAATGTTGTTCTTCGGACCACAGGCAGTTGGCGTAGGTATTGGTGGTAACAATGCTCAGATTCTTCTTAATAACAATGATGATTTCTCAAGATTCATCATTATGATTTGGAGTCTCTTTGCTGGTTTTGAAATTCTTAATAAGGACTTCATTACCGTTGCTTACTCATTCGTATATTGAGGAGGTAACTAATAATGGCTAAAAAGATATACCCCGGTAACTGGGTCACTAATTTAAGTAGTTACCAAGGTCAGCCAGTAGTGGCTTGCCCAGGTCGTGTTTATTACCACAAGGTTGGTTATGCGCTCGTAACTTCTACAGGAGCTACTGAGTTTGCAATTACCATTCCTAGCCCTGATATGCGTGGCGACGACAAAGTTCGTGCCGACATCACAGGACTAACAGTTCCAGCAGGAGCAAGCGTATACCACGTTGGTATTCGTGTTCCTGATATGCGTAAAGATTTAGGAGTCGGCGATGCTGCTTCTGGTCTAGTTGGTACTAACTCAGACACCATCGCAGTGAAGGATGCGGCTGGCTCAGCGGCTGGAAGCATCACAACTTCTGTTGTTTCATCTCCAACAATTGCAGTTGCTAGTACAACTATTGCACCAGCATCTGCTAAGAAAGGAATCGTAACCGCAGCAGTTCTTTCAGGAGCAGAAACTCTTAAGGTTTATGTTCGTAATGCAGCAGGTAACGGCGCTGGAAGTGCTTTATCTTCTACACAAGCTGGTGGTACACCAATCATCGTTGAAGTCTCATACTTCATAGACGATGAGGTTGCTGGATTGGATGATACATACATCCCATTCATCACAGAGACCTAAATTACTAGGTTTTCTCACTACAATAAGAGCATCTCTAACGGGGTGCTCTTTTTTAATTTATGGCGTTATATCAAAATCAAAAAAACGGTCAGGTTGTCGAGTTCATTGGACATCACGACAAAGACTGGGCAATGGTCAAGAATGCAACAGGCGTAGTTCAATACGTTGCTTTAGATGATCTTGTTTCTTACGAAGCAAACAAAGGTCGAACGGGTCAGAAGGTTGAACCAGTTGTCATGGAAGAAAAGGATGAGGATAAGATTCCAGAAGCTGTAATCCCATTAGATACAAGGCTTAATGTGAATGTTGCCACAGCAGAATCATTAGCCAAGCAAGTCAAAGGGATTGGATATGCTACTGCTAAGAAAATTATCGAACTCAGATTATCTCTACCCGGAGAAAGATTTTCAAAACTAGATCAGCTTAAAAAGATTGCAAGAGTTGATTGGGATGAGGTATTTAAAGAAGACCTTATCTACATTGCCTAGAATAAAGCGAAAGTCGCTTTTATTTACGGTTGGAACTTAACGACTACGACAAAAGCCGTACAAGGTTCCATCTTGGCTATAACACCGGAGCGAATTTGCCTGCCGGTGATATTGCTCGTTTAGAAGAAGCAATGGCTCGGGTTCCTGATAGTTATTTCTATGAGCGAATCATTGAGCATCTAAATCGTTGCGATAAGGTCTACAGGCTTTCTCAGATTTTCAAGACTGAGAGTGCTCCACAGCCCAACATGGTCCAACGGATTACTGGGGATACTGACAGGCAGATCATGCAGTCAGATCCTATTAAGGCAGATAAGACCTATCGAGAGGTTTACCTCAGAGAAGTTGATCGTTTAGCTGAAACTCTGTATGTGGCTAACTATCGACGAGACGAGGTAAGGAGATACGCATTCGATCGATCTGGATCTGAATACATCATGGCAATCAAGGGTCCGGCTGATACAGCAGTTGGAACAAGAATTGCTCAAGCCGTTGGATCACAAAACTGGAGGTAACCACGAACCATGTCAGACAATTCACCATATGGAAGCCGCCTTGGAGTTGGAGGCAGACATAATCAAATTAAACAAGATATTTTTGATCGCAAAAAAGAGCAAGCATTAAAGATGCTTGGTCAAACAGATTATTTTGATGATAAGAAAATCGTAGATATTGATAAAGCGGAACAAAATATCGAAGGTCAATCTTCCGTAGCAAGTAGCGAAAAACAAGAGGTCTTACCGACTTATAACGCTGGTGCTCAGACAGAGAGAAATCGTCAGAGTCAAATGAATCAAATGCTTCAGCAGCATGGAAAGGTTCTTCTTGATCCTGCTGGTGGTGCTGTTATGGGTGCAGGCTTGGGAATGATTGCAAGTGGAGGAAAACTTTTACCTACAGCGTTAGGAGCAGGTGCTGGTTATTTATTAGCAAGGTCAAATACAATTAACTTGCCAAGAGGAAACAAGCCATTTGATGCAAGTCAGGCTATAGAAGGCACTCAGCCCATAAATCAGACAGGGGATGAGCAAGTAATACAGCCAGTACCTCAGTTACAAAGAGATGAGGTACCTAGTCAAAGTGAAGCAGTATATGAAAAGAAAGCTGATATTTCTGGTATAGATCCTGAATCAGGTGGATTGGAATTTGCTCCAAGCCTGACTGATGCAAGTACAAATAGAGCGAATGCTTTTGCTGATCCCGTCACATTGCTAGCTCAGTCATATAAAACAACAACCGAGAATGATTTTAATCCAGCATTTAACTCCAATATGCAACCACAAGTTGGCGGAGAGTCAGGATTAGAATTACCTGCACCTGGGGGAGATATGGGGAATGTTCCCAATCCAGCTAATGAGTTAATTACATCGTTTACAAAAGGAAGAGTTCCTAATTATGTATTCCAAACTTTAGGCGGAGGATCTGTGGCATGACAAAAAAAGCCGAGCACATGAAGTATAAAGAAGGTGCTAAAAGATCTTTCCGACCAAATGAGTGGTACATCAATAGGCAGGAAGAAAGAGAAGTTAACAACTACTTAGCTGGATCTAAAGGTGGGGTTCCTAACAATCCTCAGAATATAAAATCATTCCAACCAGTACCAGCCCCAGCAGACCCCGCTGGTTCTATGCAAGGAGATCAGGTCGTTAGAAGAAATCCATATGGTGATGGTGAACAGATTATCGATAATGAAACACCTACATTAACGAGACCTAATCAAAGGGGTTCATCATTTGATCCTCCTCCAGTTCCAGTAGAAAGAGCAGGCAAAGTTAAACCTGTAAAAGAGAGGGCACAGAAAAGAGGGATGAGTACATCTTTAGGTCTAATGAATAGCGGACCTCTCAGGGATATCTCTCCTGTCTAATTGAGATCTTCCGATATTGAATTCTCAGTAAACTTTCTATAGATGGTTAATTAAATGGCAACGAGTAGTTCAAACAAAATGCCTCTGTTGGTCGATAGACCTCTGCATTCATTCGCGACGATTGGTGGCACGGCAGCTTTAACGTCGGCAACTGATTACAACACTCCCGCACCTGCTGGATTTGTAGTGTTAGTAGATTGTTCTGGAAACGATGGAGCGGTTGTTGATAGCTTGTCAATCGTGGCATTAGAAGCTAATACCACTGCAAGAAATGTTTTAGTTTTCTTAAGCACAGCGACAACTGCTACATCTATAACGACAGCAAACTCGGCGTATGTAGGAGGAGCATCAATTGCTTCTTCGGCTGTTGGTACTAGAACAAATATTCCTTTACCTCCATTAAGTGTTCCTGTCCCGAATTTAGCGAGCCCAGCAGCAACGATGGCAGCATATCCAACTGAAACGGATAAGAAAAATACAGGCTTATATGTTCCATCTAGTGCATTGCTTTATGTAGGAGTTGATCAAGCGATTGCTGCTCCAAGTGCGAATACAAGAGTTCACATTTTTGCTCAAGGAGGTTTTTTCTAAGTCATGTCATCACTTGCTGATACAGGAGCATATTTAGATCAGCTTTACCAAGAGAAGTTTGGTAGAGCACCTGATGCGGCAGGTAAAGCTTATTGGAAAGCTGAAATAGATTCTGGAAAAACAAGCGCAGATCAAGTTGCTGCCTTATTTGATTCTTCTGACGAAGCAAAGCAGATTAAAAAAGATAAAGAGGAAGAGACTCGTCAGTTCATAGAAGATACATATAAAGTTGAATTAAATAGAGAACCAGAAAAGGCAGGAGCTGATTATTGGGCTGAACAAATTAATAGTGGAAAGCAGACTCAGCAAGAAGTTGTTGACAACGTCAGGCGTAGTAATGAATATCAAAATATCAACGACACCGATGGTGCTGGTCAGAATAATGTGGAATGGCTAGAGAGTACTTATCAAACAGTTTTAAATCGTGAACTTGGTGACGAGGGCAGAGAATACTGGTTAGGAGATTTAGGTAAAGGTGCTACTCGTGAAGAAGTCGCGTCAAATATCAATCTCAGTAACGAGAAATGGCTAGGTGATGTTTACGAAGAAGATCTTGATCGTCTACTAGGTGACGAAGGTAGAAAATATTGGCTAGACGATATAAGAGAAAGGGGTCAGACTCGGGAGCAAGTAAGAGCCAATATCAGACGAAGCGATGAGTATGCATGTGCTCAGTCTGGTGGTACTTGGGATGGATCAACTTGTAATTCAGCAGCAGAGATAGAATGTCCTGAAGGGCAAATACTACCGCCAGGAGGCACTGCATGTGAACCTTTAGACATAGTCTGTGGCTCAGGTCAAGTATTAAACAGTGCAGGTACTGGATGTGTAGATATACCTGACAACATTGTTTGCGGTGCAGGTCAGCAGCTAAATAGCGCAGGCGATGGATGTATTAATATTCCTGATGACCCTGAAGATCCAACTGATCCCACTGATCCGACTGATCCCACTGATCCGACTGATCCAACTGATAACACAGACAATACTGACAATACTGATAACACTGATGATGGCGGTACTCAAATTGAGTACGACGATGCACTTGATAAAAATAAAGAAAAATATGCACAACTAGAGTCTGATTACGACGACGCAAGAAGAGAAGCAGATTCTTATATCAATGCTCAACGTGCTGATGAGACATCACAGTTAACGAGAGGATTTAGTGTTGGCAGTTTTCCAGGCAGAAGAAGAGGTGACTTAACTTCAGGAGCAACTGCAACCTCTGATCGTTCAAGAAAGAGAAGCAGGGTAACGGCTGGTCCAAGGGTTAGAGAGGACAGACCATACGCAAGAGCAGGATTAAGATCTGGAGAGGAGAGAGGTAGTACTTACTTCGATTCATCAAGTAGCTTTAGATAATGGGTAAAGGACTCGGGAACCTCAGTACAGGTTTCGGGCTTCAACCTGTTACGAAAGGAATTGGATTAAATAAGGCAAAAGGTTTATACCCAAGCAAAGGAAAAGGATTAGGTCTATACGGAACAGCTCAGTTTCCTACAATCCTAGAGTCATATAACAGGACATCTGATTATAAGAGATGGCAATTAGGCCAGGCTTATTACTTCGGAACAGGTAGGACTTGGGATGATTTGTCAATCTATAGTAATAGTCGATTTACTACAGGTGCTGTCGATGGTACGTCAAAAGATATCATCACAATGTTCCCAAGTGAAAAGAGTCCAGAAAGAGTTTGGTATGTAGGACAAAGGACTAGAGGAAGTATCACTATTCCAGTAACTATTGGTTCCAGGCAGCAGACTTTTACAGGTGATCCTGATCCGTCTAACCACAGGCTTCGGTTTGATGCGAATGGAGTATTGAGTTTCTCTCAGTTACAGATATTTAATATATTTATTGGTGATCAATTCGAAGATACAGGTACCACTGGAAATTATCCAGATAATGTTGTTCCTAAACCAGCAGGTAGTGTTGCTCTAACTTTGGTTGAAGTAAATGCTTCGACTGGACATTTGTTTTTTGACCTGTCAAGACCGTATGGAAGAGTTGAAATTAATGGGAAGATATATTGGAAAAAATTAGACTACGACCCAGCTAATCCACATATCTTTAATGCTGGAAGACGTTTAAACTCTTCAACGAAATTCTTTTGCTGTTGTCCTGATCACCTAGGAGGAGCATTAGCAAACCTTGAATTTCCCAAAGGTGATGTCGATCAAGATATGTTCCCCATGCCTAATGCAAGTCGAACAGTAAGAGCAGCATGGGAGAGTCAAGGTGCAGGCTACTACCGTCAGTGGCGCAGTTTGAATAGCAGGGTAGATATGAGACGAGAATGTAAACACATTCACGCCATGAGATGGGAGTGTGGAATCCCATGGTATGAGCCAAATGATATTCCTACACAATATTTCGGAGACAATATTAGTGGAATGTTGACAGATTCAAATCTCGAGAAAGAATTTAGTGATACTGTTCTCGATGAATACAACGAAAGACATCGAATTAATTACGATCGTTATGCGCTATCCCTAGCAGAGGTTGTTGGCCTAGAACTATTCCCTGGAACTGATGTAAGAGATAATATTCGACCTGATGCTAGGCCAATGCTCTGGAATGACCACGAAGAACCAGAAATTAGTTGGTGTAGGCAAAATGATTGGTGGTGTAAAAGAGGAACACAGGAAATTAAAATCTTTAATGCAAGCAACCAGAAATTCGAAAGTACAGTAACAATTGGAGGCGTTGAATATCCCATGATCGAAGTAGTAAAAGGAGGGTCAAACAACGCTCCAGTAATCATTCCTTAGAAGTCCTTAGAATAGTAAGTATGGCGGCTTACCCTGAAAATACTGGTGGCATTATTTCAGCCATTAAAGCTTGCATTGTCGCAGCGGGAGGAACAGTGACGGCAGAGTATCTCAGTAATACGGGAGGTGTTATTCAAGCCTTAATAGCATTGCAAACCGCAATTGCTGGGATGGATGAATCATCTCTGACAATGGAGTTAACAGCAGCAACCAACCTAGCTATAGGCGATGCTGTTTATATTGATGCGAATGGAAAACTTGCAAAAGCAGCACATAACTCAACGAGAGATATTGCAACAGTTGCTGGATTAATCCTTGAAGCGGTAACTGCAAATAATACAGCAAAATTAATTTTCACAGGAAAGATTAATGTCACTGGCTGGTCACAAGGAAACATGACTCCAGGTGCGCGGTACTTTTTAAACGGGACAGGAACGATATCAGCAACTCCTCCATCAAGCACTAATCAATATGTCGTATTCGTTGGAGAAGCGTTAGATGCAAACACAATTGCATTAAACATTGATGTCCCAGTACTACTGAAATAAATGGCAACACGCAAACCGATAATCTATATCAATGGCTATCCAAGTGAATTGGATATTGCTAGTGATCGTTTAAATACTCCTTGGATCTATAGGTCAGGCTCTGCTCCCTCGGCACAGACAGCAGACATGTGGTACGACACCACAAACAGCCTTCTCAAGATGTGGACTGGCAGTGCTTGGGAATCTGTTGGTGGAAGTAAAGTTTATATTCAAACATCGGCTCCTTCTTCTGGGATGAACGAAGGTGATTGGTGGCATAACACAAGTGACTCAAGCACTAAAATATATCTAGCTGGATCAATCAATGCTTGGACTGCTGTTGGTGGTTCAGGCGGAGGTGGAACTGGTGGTGGAACTGATGAGTCGTTCCTTGAAAACCAATACACAGTTACAGCTTCTTACACAATTGGCGATGGCGATGGTGATAAAAACGCCGTATCAGTCGGACCAATGACGATTCAAAACAACGCTGTTGTGACGGTTCCAGTTAACAGAATATGGGTGATCCTCTAAATGCCACAATACGGTAAATTAAAAATTGATCAGTTTCTGTACAACGATTCAGGAACAGATGTCACTCTTGACTTAGCTAATCTTGCTTCTAAAGGAGCTAATACCTTTACTGGACATCAGAGTCATGGAGACAATATTGAGGCTAGGTTTGGTACAGACAATGATTTATTAATACTGCATAACAATAGTAGTGGATTTATTTGGAATACTACTGGCGATACCCTGCTTAGGGGTTCTGGAAATGGTTGGATAAATATACAACCTAAGTCTGGTGAAGCTGGTATTGTTGTTAAGCCAGATAATGCAACAGAACTCTATTACGAC